TTGGCCGGGCCCGTCGCCCCGGGCGTCCAGGTAAAGGTGCAGGCGAAGGTGTTACCCTGCGAGACGGTTACTTGATTAGTGCAGCTCATCGGGTCTTAACCTTGCCCCGATTGGAAGGGGGGGTGGGGGGGGTGGCTTACGAGATGTTCTCGAACCATTCGAAGTCCGTGACCGGGCTCGTGCCATCTAATCCTGCGGCCTGGCCTGTATCGAAGGCATCGATGATCAGGATGAAGGCGCTGGTGCTGGTCTGCACGGTATTGCCCACCATGTCCTCGGGGTATGGGTCGACAAAGCCGTCGGCAATGAAGTAGTCCTCGATTGGCGCGGTATTCTCAGTGAAGTTAATCTGAGGACCGCCCGCGAGCACGTTGGCGCGGATAAGGCCGTTGCCCTCGATGGCCTTAATGAAGTAAGCCCCGGCAGGATACTCCTGATTATAATCCGCTATGACAGGAGTGACAGGGGTGGCATCTACATTGATTACCACTCGGCGCGTGGATACCCACGTAAGGGTCTCGACATCTACTCCGATGAAGTAGCCCATCAGATGCGGGCGTAGTAGTATTGGGCCGTCGTCGTGCCCAGCTTGATGCGATCACCCCACAGGGAGCTGCTGACGTACTGGTAAAGGGCTCCAGTCGTCGGGGCCGACGAAGAGTCCATTTCAAACTTAGCGAGGAGGACATAACCGTAGGCATCCGCATCGGTTAGGGCGACATTCGAGGAGATGATTTTCGGGTATGGGGTGTTCGCACGATTAGGGTCTGGGAATGCCTTCGGAGAAGCCGCAGCCACTCCTGCCCTCAAATAAATAAAAGACTCCAGGGTAGAGGTGCTGATTGAGAGTTGACCGGTGGGAGGGTCCGGGACTCCGGACGTAGCGCGGTCCAGGAGGGCTTCGGTGCTCGTGATGACGTCATCAATTTCTGGCACGATGTTATTCAGCGTCCCAGACACGACCTGATAACGGAAGTTAGACCCAGAAGGACCGATAGGGATGACCTTGAAAGGATGGCGCGTGCTTACTTCGCTTTCAGACGGGAATGGGCTGGTCGTGTTGATGGTGAAACCATAACCGCCTGAAGTAAAACCATAACCCGTTCCTGGCTGGATTCTACTCATTAGACAGCAGAGTAGACTTCAGCCGGGTAGCCTTCTCGATTGAAGCGGATTTCATAGTTAACCTTGAAGATTTTCGGCGTTCCAGAAGGTTGTACGCAATAGTCCTCGAAAGAGACTTGTGAAAGCATGATGGTCGGTCGCACGGAGCCCTTGACCGTAGCAGTCCAGGTTGTTCCAAGGTGATCTGGCAGAAGCTTAGCCCCGGTGAACGAGTTAGTCGTGCTGGTCTTGCCTACAGCGTTACGAAGGTTGGTAACTGTGGCTACGGCGGTGGTGTAGATGCAACCAGAGAACGAGGTCGTCGGGGCAAGGTATTGGTTCTTTCCGTAGTAATACTGCTTATCGGACGTGGAGGAGTCAAGGAAGCCGACGAAGCCCCCGGCATTAGTAACCGTCCCCTTGAAGTGAGCGCCGAAGACGCCGCCAACCTTGTAGTCCGGGTTAATCGTCGAGGCCGTGAAGGTCGTCCCATTGCCGGCGATCGCGGTCGTGAAGCCAGTCGCAGGGCCGAAGAAGTTGGGGTGAGTCGTGATGTGCTCAGAGGTCAGGCCGTGCGAGGCCGTCACGTTCGGGCGGGTCGTATCCCCGACCGAACTGTTGATGCCGACATAGTCTACCGCGACTTCGTCAACCTCAAGGGTCCGGCGAACGATGGTGAACTTGTGGACGAAAAGGTCGGAGTATTGCGGGTGAACCTGACCGCCGGTGATGGCCGTGCCAGAGACGGACTGGTCCAGCTGATAGATGCCCTTGGCGGTGAGCAGTCCGTAGCCGTCGGTCTCGTAAGTAGAGCCAGGCTGAAGGAACTTGGTCGTCAGCGCATTGCCTTTTTTAATGATAGCCATGGTTATTTTTTCTTAGTTAGAAGGGATGCGCGGGAAGGAGAAATATTCGCCGGCGTCTCAGGCGTTGCACCCTTATCGGTGACGTCTCCTGCCGGAGTTCCTGTGCCCTTGGAAGCGATAATCTGAAGATAGGTAAGCTGCTGCATGGCGATTGCCTGCTGCTCATGGAGGGCGGTGACGACAGGGTTCTGGCCCACGCCGATCACGTTGCCGGAGATTGAGCCAGGGATGGTCGGCTTTTCACCCGTTGCTAAAGTAACCGATTTAGCCTTAGCCGCGCCTTCCTCTTTCTTGATTCTTTCCGCGGCGTCCTTCTGTTTGCGCTGTGTTTCTTCCCATTGGGCCGCGGCCTTGCCTTCTGGAGACTGCGACCAGATGTCAAAGGCACGTTTCTGCACGTCTTCCTGCTTCGACATATTGGTCGTGAACAGGGGATTGATAAGATAGTTTCCAAGGTTCTCGCTGATCAGTTCACGGCGCAGCTTCTTGCCTTCTTCGGTCTGTAAAAGGAACTGTTTAGTTACTTCAGCCCTTCCCTCCTTGGCTGATTCACTTTCCTTTTCACGCTCTTGGCGTTCCTTGAAGAAAGCAGCCATGCGCTTTTCATGAGAAGAGACGAACATACTGTCACCCTTAGCCATCAAATCCAGCCCTTCCTGAGCCTTGCGCCTGGCGTCTTCGATGGCTCCGCTGATGGCACTGATTGTGCCCTGAAGGATTACCATCGGAGCCGCAAAGCCGAGGAAGATGTCCTTAAACGCCGTGCTGAACTTCTTCTGGATGTCCTCGACCTGTTTAGAAAAGGATACGGTCGCCGACTTCGCCTTGTCCATCGCCTGGGGGACGTCGGACGTGGTCTTGATGTTGACGGTCAGGTCTTGGGCCATGTCAGGGGGTGCTTTCCTTTGCAGGATTGGAAGCAGACGCCGCGGCCTCACGGGCTAGTTCTTCGGCCATGAAGGCTTCCTCCTCGGGCGACATGATCGCCACGTCCGCACCCTTGCGGATAGCCAAGGCGGAGTTTAGCCAGATAGCCTGGCACTCAGGCATCTCCCAAGCCCGCTGTTCGGGGATGCCCGACGCGATCAGGTTGGCGACGATGGACAGCGGCCAAGGCACGCCCTTGTCGCCCCCCCCGGACTTAGTCTTGGTCTTCTCCCAGAACTTGGGCCAGTCGGCGACTAGGATGTAACCAGCAAAGGCTTCCAGCAGGCGCTCGAACTTTAATGAGTTACGATTTAAGACAAGTATGCGGAGTCGGTCCCTCCAGCTGATGCCGCCTAGGGGTTCCTCGGCGCAAACTTGGCAGGCGAAGATAAGGTCGGCGGGGGTGATGCCGCGGGAGCCAGTGACCAGGGGCGAGTCGAAGGCCATCAGACGCACCCGGTACTTGAGGCACCATGGGTAAAGCACTCGACCCAGCAACTTAAAGGGAGCCGGGTCGACGTAGGCGTTGAGGAAGCGACGATCCACTGTCCTCTAGGCTGCCCCCTTTTCGGGGGTGTCAATTAGTAGGTGATGCCTTCGAAGTCGACGGCGGTGACGCTGACCGAAGTAAAGCCCTGCGAGCTGCCCTTGTCGTCGACCTTGGTGATGACGCCGGAGAAGGAGGCCGAAGCCGAGCCAGCCGGATAGGCCGAGGCGGTGTTGACCGTGAAGGAAAGGGTGGCGCCGAGGACCGGGATGGAAGAGGTCTTGGCGATGCCTTCGATGGTAATCTCGGACTTGCGGTCGTCGAGGCGGTGCGTGACCGTCAGGCCGGCTTCGTTGATAACCATCGACTCGGCATTGAAAGAAGACGATAGGCTGTAGGACTGAACGAAGAGGTTCGAGACAGTGCCCGAGATACCGTAGACGCAGGTTGTTCCGTTAGTGATGGCGGCCATTTGTAATTGCAGGCTTTGGAATTAGGTCAGGCGGGCAGGACTACCAGCACGTCGAAGGCAAAAGCCGTCGCCCAGGAGCGCTCGTCGATGCCCTCGTCTTCGGAGGTCAGGATGACATCGTAGCAGGCCGCGTCGGTCGAGGTGACGAAGGCCGCCTTGATGCTGGTCAGGTCACGCATATTGCCGGACAGGGCGGCACAGCGGGCACGGTGATCGGCGAGGGTCGTGTCGTCGGCGTTCGAGAAGAGGGTGATGCGGACCGAGCAGGAGTAGTTGCCTAGACCCTCTGGCAGGTCAGCAGGGGCCCTAGCAGACTCGCAGAGGACCACGGCCTTGGGCAGGGTCTGGGTCGCGGCGCTGTCGCCCGTCAGGAAGGCCACGGTGGTCAGCCCGGTCTGGGTGGATAGGTAGGTGGCCAAGGTGGCCTCTACGATGTGGCGGATGCTCTTCGTGCCCATTGTACCTTTGCCCGCTTTGGGAGGGAAAGGGGCTTGACGAGGTAGGGGGCGGGGGTCTTACTGGGTGAGTTCCACCGATGCTCTGCCAACAGGACCCAGTACTTGCCGCGTTCTTCTCAATCTTCGAGGACGCGGTCCCGCGTCAGCCCAAGCGCCGTTCGCCCAAGGTTCGCCGTGGGCCTATGCTGGCCCGCCTGTATGCTGGCGAGACGCCTGCGTCCTATGTCTGCGAGCCCAAGGTCGACGGCCTTCGCGTCCTGATCACTGCGGACCTATCCCGCCGCGTCGTGCGCTTCGAGACCCGCAACGGCAACCCGATGCCCTCCCTCGACCATCTGGCCGACGAGGTGCTCGACATCCTGGCTGGCAAGGACGGCGTCTGGCTGCTCGACGGCGAGGCCGTGTCCGGCAAGTCCTTCTTCACCTCGGTCGGTGCCCTGCGCTCGGAACAGTCCGCCGACGATGCCCGCGTCTGGCTGTTTGACCTTCCCTCCGTGGAGGGCGATTACAGCACCCGCCGTGCCTCTCTGGAGGCTTTGTTCTCTCAGTCCTACCCTACCTCCATCCTGCTCATCCCTAGCGTCTCCTGCACCCCAGAAGAAGCCTTTCTCCGCTTTACCGCCGAAGGCTTCGAAGGTGCCATGGTCAAGGACACCGCCGCCCCCTACTCCCACGGCCTCCGCTCCAGGGCTTGGCTTAAGGTCAAGGACGCCGACACCACTGACGCCGAGATCGTGGACGTGGTCGAAGGCACGGGCAAGTGCGCCGGGATGGCGGGCCACATCGTCGTGCGCTGCGGACGCCGCCTCGTCAATGTCGGCACCGGCATGGACAACGCCACCCGCGTCGCCCTGCTCGCCGACCGCTCTCAG